GGAGAACTGGGAACTAAAACGCTCTTATTCCCATGTTATCCGAGCCACAGACCACAACAACAACAAAGTTAAAGAGTACGCTTACAAACGACGTTATGCAGCTGAGAAGCGATTCAAACAGCTAATGACTGAAGACAATGTAAGCATCACAATCTGCAGCCACGACGCTGTACACCACCTACACCCAAAGGAGTTTCTTAAATCATGACTAACCGCACACTAGAGATCAGAACAGCTGAGCTTATCCAGGAAATTAATCAGCATGACAACAAGGACGAACTAATTCAACTTATGTTTGAACAAGTAGCTGACGACACAGAAGTAGTTGAGCCAGCTAGACGCTCCGAGGAGAAGGCAATCTATGAAGACATGAAGATTGACAGAATATGTGATGCAATAGCTTAACTCCACTCCTTTCTATCAATGTCTGTACCTACACCAGTTCAAATCAGTGAGCAACTACAATTAGAACGTGACCAAATAAGGTTGGGGTTAGACAAACTCCACGAGAATACAAGGAGACTAGAGGATAAACAGTACTCATCTGCTACTGTCTATGGTGTCGCATCTATTGAGACATTACTTCCTCTAGTTGTAGCTGAGATAGAAAGGACAAATGACCGCATTCATTCGAGATCTAATGGACCTTTGTTTGCAGAGATCGCACCCTTTCTTGAATACATTGAACCACTAGCTGCAGCTGGTATCACTTGTAAGATTATCTTTGATAAGGTATTCAGTACCAAGTTAGGTAGTAACCAGCTGGTCAGTATATGTGAGGCTATAGGTAACGCAGTAGAGAATGAGGCACAGCTACGACACTATGAGACAAACGCTCCAGGATTATTAAATATATTAAAGGAAAACTATTGGCATAAAGCATCAGGAACAAATCAAAAGATCGTAGTGATACAAACCCTGATGAACCGTTATAATGTTAAACAATGGAAAACATGGGGAGCTGTAAGGAGAGTTAAGTTAGGAGGATGGTTATTAGAATGTGTACTAAAGACAAGTGGATGGTTTGAAAAGGATGTAAAGCTAATGGGTAACAAGGGTATAAACGTCATTGTACCTACGCCAGAGTTCTTAGAGATCAAAGACGAGGTAATGGCTAATGCTGAGTTATTCAGCCCGTTAGCATGGCCAATGTTAATTGTACCTAATGACTGGAGTAATGACCCTAGAAAACCTGGAGGCTACCTATTAAATGAGGTAATGAAGGGGCATGATATGGTACGGAGATCCAACCACCGCCCTATACAGGGAGAGAAACCTATTGAGTTTTTAAATAAGATTCAAAAGGTTGCTTACACTCTCAACCCGTTCACTGTTTCTGTTGCTGAACAGCTACAAGAAAAAGAGATCAGTGTAGGTAAGTTTCTCCCTATTCACAATCATGAGCTGCCGCCTAAACCTGTTGATATAGCAGACAATAAAGATAGCAGACATACATGGAAGAAAGCAGCAACAGAGGTTAGGAACCGTAATGCTCAA